ATGTGGAAAGATTTATCAAAGAATCCACGCTGGCATGTAACTAATGACTACCTAAACTATCGTTATGAAGTCAAAGCACAGCTTGAAGCTATGGGAACAACCATTGATTCTAAGCGTGCTGCATGGCTACAGGAACAAGTGCGCTCAAAGGTTGCACAGTTTAAATTACAAGATACTAACTTTGCAAAGTTCTATGACAGATACTTTGCTAAGGACAAGTTTGATTATGTTTATGAGGGAGAATAATGGCTGAACGCGTAGGACCCAAAGGCACGACTGCATCTACACCAGCATCTCCACTAGGAACAAACACAGTTCTCAAGCCAGGTGCTGGAACTAATCAGACATACCAGCAGATGATTGATGAAATTAAAGCTGGACTTGAGAAGCGTAATGTGTCAGGTGCAGATGTTATTACTCAGGGAGACCTACCTGGAGTAGGTACTGGTCTTTATGATAATCTGTCTAACTCAGAAAAGTCATCTCTTGCTAAGCTAATGAAGAAGCTAGGCAAGTCAGTCAAGACTCAAACAGATTTAAAGACAGTTTTAACTGTTGATTATGGAAGCATCTACAATAACGTTAAGACGTATGCTGACCTATATAAAGGCATCTCAGCTGATGTAATCCCTGGTTTAGATACAACATCTACTGCTCCAACTAAGACGGTCCTTAAGCAGGACCCATTGGTTATCGACGCAAGCATTCGTGCTATCTACCAAACAAAACTTAAGCGTGACCCAAATGCTAATGAACTAGCTGAGACTAGAGTAATTGCTCAGAAGCTTATAGATGCTGGACAGGTACAGAAGAAAATTGGTAAAACTGCTGAGTATACTCCACAGTTCAGTGCAGCACGTCTCGAAGCTGCTGTCAATCAGAAGATTGAGACAGGCGGAGAAGCAGTGCAGACGGATATCCAACAGGCTAATAGCCTTAACTTTGCAGATACATTAATAAAGTGGGGTAAGTAATGGCTGATACAACTACATTTGGTCTATCAGCTGCGCTCATCAAGGCGTACCCTGAACTGCAAGAAGTATACGATTTGCTCTATGGTCCTAACAAGGATGAAGCTGAAGCAAAACTTAAGTACTACCAAACAAACTATTATAAGTCAATCTCTTCAACATCTAGTGATAGAACATTGCAACGGGAATCACAACCTGGTATCTACGCAAATAACCTAGAGAAGTACAAGCTTGCTCAGCGCAAGCGTCTTACTACTGAAGGCATTAGTAACATTGACGATGCTACTTTAGAGGCATCATACCTTGGTGGCTGGGATGATAACCAACTTGATATTAAAGCACTTGCTACTAGAGGAACAAAGCCACTAGGTGGAGATGCTCTTCAAACAGCTGATACTCTCAAGACTTTTGCTAATGCATTTGGTATGACATATAGCGCATCACAGTATGACAAGTGGTCAATTGATATTTTTAGTGGAACGACAACAATCGATGATTTGAAGAATAAGGTTAAAACAGATTCTGCATCTGCATACCCAGCATACTCTGACCAGATTATGAAGGGCGTATCAGTTGACTCTTTGGCCTCAGCATACAGAACATCTATTGCTAATATCCTTGAGGTTGACGCAGACTCAGTAGACTACAATAACCCATTCCTTCGTCGTGCTCTACAGAACGTAGGCCCTGATGGCAAAGCTATTGTAAAGCCAATCTGGCAGTTTGAAAAGGAACTCCGTAGTTCCAAAGAATGGGAATACACAAACAATGCACGCGACACAATGGACACATTGTCGCTCAAAGTTCTTAGAGATTGGGGACTAGCGTAATGGCGCGTAGTTATAGAGAGGCAGAAGAAGCATCTAATGCGGCTTACTATCTACAACAGGCTGGCGCAGACCAGCGTACAATTGATTCACTTAGGTATGCAGACCCAGCTGACATACAGTTAGCGGTACAAGCTGCTCAGCAAAAGCAAAGCGCACAGGCTGCACTTGATGCAGAGAATGCAACTAAGTCTGCTAAAGCTAAAGCAGATGCAGAAGAAGCAGCACGTCTTGCAGCCTCAAAGAAGAATGTTTTAACTCAGAATCAAGGGTCATCTACAACTGATGCACTATTGCAACAGATGATTGCTCAGCAAACTAGAGATGCAGCGGCAGCTGCACTAGCTAAACAACAGTCTCGCCAGTCTGCAATTGATGTAGTCAGTGCTCGCTTCACAGCATACGGCCTTAGTACCCTTGCCTCTAAGATTAAAGAACTAGCGGTTGATGGTGCTACAGAAGCAACCATTACTCTTGGACTAATGAGTACTGATGAGTATAAGACTCGCTTTAGAGCAAATGATGCTCGCATCAAAGCAGGACTTCAAGTCCTACAACCAGCTGAGTACCTTAACCTAGAAGACGGATACCGTCAGGTTCTGCGTAGTTATGGCCTCACACAATTTTCAACTGACGAGTATGTACAACAGTTTATTTCTAATGATGTGTCAGCTAAGGAACTCTCTGATAGAGTTTCAATTGCAACACAGCGTGTACAGAATGCAGACCCAGCAGTATTAAATCAGCTTCAGTCATACTATGGCATTAGTGCTAAAGATGCTGTCGCATATATCCTTGACCCTAATCAGCAGATTACAAAGATTCAGCGTCAGGTAGCTGCTGCTGAAGTTGGAGTTGCTGCTGCAAAGCAGGGACTACGTTCTGATGTTGCAGTATCTGAGCAGCTTGCTGCACAAGGTATCGACCAGGGTATGGCTCAGAAGGGGTACGCAACTATTGCTGATTACCTTCCAACAGCTGAAAAGCTTAGCCAGATTTATGGACAGGTTGGTCAGTATGACCAGTCAACTGCAGAGCAAGATGTATTCAATCAACTTGCATCCGCACAGCGTACCCGTAAGAAACTAACAGAAGCAGAAGTAGCTGCGTTCAGTGGTTCATCTGGCGTAGCACGTGGTTCACTTTCAACTGGAAAAACAGCAGGACAAATCTAAATTCCTAGACGGACCTATCGGCCCCGTATAGCGTAAAAGACCGAGAGTAGGAGCCAGCATACTTCCCCGAGTATGTGTTGTGGCCTGCGAACTACAAACAAAGAGAGAAGGGTGGTTGCTATGAGCAACAATTACTGGGATGAAGAAGACGATGACCTCGATACACCGACACAGGACGGCGACGGAAGCAATCTGCTAAAGCAGTTGCGGAAGGCAAAGCGTTCTGATGAGAAGCGTATTAAGGAACTTACTGAGCAACTTGAGGTATTATCCAAAGGGCAGCGTGAGCGAACCGTTAAAGAAGTCCTAGAAAAGAAGGGTGTGAATCCGAAGGCAGTACGTTTAATTCTTAAGGATTTGGACGATGTTAGTGAAGAGTCAGTTAATACCTGGCTTGACGATAACGCGGACTTGTTTGGAATTGAAACTACCAAGGAAGCACCTCTAGCGAGTGAGGTAGACCGAGCTGCATTACGTCAGCAAGATATCCTTACTCAGGGTGCAATAACACCTGACAGAGCCGAAGACATGTCAATGAGAATCGACAATGCACAATCTGCAGAAGAGATTATCAACATGATTTACGGTTCACAAACCAAATCATAGTTTCTAACTACAAAAGGAAATAACCTAAATGGCATTTGTATCAACAGCATCCGATAACCTCGGAGGTACCGCTGGTAGTGCAGGTCTCGTACAGAAGGCTTATGACCGTCTCTTGGAGTTTGCACTCCGCTCAGAGCCACTCATTCGTTCAGTCGCAGACAAGCGTCCTACCAACCAATCAACACCAGGCTCAACAGTAGTGCTTCAGCGCTACGTTGACCTTTCAGCAGCAACAACTGCACTCACAGAAACAACAGACCCAGATGCAGTAGCAATGTCTACACCAACATCTGTAACCATTACTCTTAACGAGTATGGTAACTCTGTTCTTGTGACACGTGCGTTGGAACTCTTCAGCCTAGCTGATGTAGACCCAGCAATCGCTAACATCATCGCATTCAACCTTGCTGATTCAATTGACTCAGTTGCAATGACAACTCTTCGTGGTGGCACTAACGTCATCTACGCAGGTTCAACTGCAACATCAACAGCAACAATCACAGCAGCTGCTACACTTTCTTCAGCTAACGTCCGCAAGGCCGTTGCTAAGCTTCGTGCAGCTAAGACTGTCGCTCGCAAGGGCTCACTCTACTGGGCTGGAATCCACCCAGAAGTTTCACACGACCTTCGTGCTGAGACAGGCTCTGCAGGATGGCTCCTTCCAAATCAGTACGGCTCCGCACAGGACCGCATCTGGGCAGGAGAAATCGGCACATACGAAGGTGCATACTTCGTAGAGTCAGCACGTCTCTACAACGCAACAGACGGTGCATCATCTGCACGTAACTACCGCACAATTATTTGTGGACAGCAAGCGCTTGCAGAAGCAGTTGCTGAAGAGCCACATGTAGTTATCGGACCAGTTGTCGACCGCTTGATGCGCCACCGCCCAATGGGTTGGTACGGCGTACTAGGCTTTGCTCGCTACCGCGAAGAAGCTCTATACCGAATCGAATCAGGTTCATCAATCGCTTAGTTGATTGACGCTGGTACAGGGGTAGAAATATCCCTGTACTGGAGTAAGTTCATTAAGGAGAACAATGGCAAACTATACATTCAAGACACCTTATGTTCTTGAAGCTCCATCAGGTAGACACAGATTGTTTTACTTTGCCAATCTTCGCAAAGGTGTAACTGTCGTTAAGTCTGGTGCTACCTACTCAACTCTTCAGTATTCAGTAGACTCTGACCTTGCTAGCTACGATGTTGTTTATCGTGGTGGTTATGAATACACAGTAGATGACACAGCCAAGGCTGGGTTAATTGCTGGTGGGGTCGGAGTAACAGAGGCAAATTTCACAGCACAGTAAGGGACGCAATGAATCTACATCAAATACAGGCACATCCAGAGTATGTTGAAGGATGCTTTGGTTGCAAGATAGGAACTCTTGAACTAGGTACTGGTGATGCAACCAGAGACATCTCTGACAAGAAATGGACTTCTGAATTGCAGGCTTATCGAGATGCAAGAAGCCAGGGAATTCAACCAGCAGGCACGACACGTGCTCACGTTGAAGCAGCATATGAAGCGTCAGCAACATTGGGTAAGGCGTACAACTCCGAGACAATGCCAAAGACAAAAGATATAAATAAGAAATCAACCGAAGTACTCAAAGAACTAGGAGCAATATAATGATGAAGAACAAGGCATACAAAAAGGGCGAAAAGATGGAGTCCAAGAAAGACAAGTTTATGGAAATGCAAATGGGCAAGAAGGCTATGAAGAAGGCTGCTCCTAAGAAAATGGGCAAGAAGAAGTAATGCCAAACCCACCAGTCAGAACATCACCTGTTCTTACTATTGAGCAGCGTAAAATCCAAGAACGTGCACGCATCAAGAAGTTGCAGGAAGCAGAACGTGCTCGCAAAAGTGCATCTAATATGACTCCAGCACAGAAGGCTGCATACCTTAACAACCAGAATATGGACTACTGATGAAGAAGCCATCAGCATCTCAGAAGAAGGTAGCCAAGGTTATGGGCGAGTTTAAGAAGGGCACCCTTCACGCAGGAGTTGACCCAAAGGGTCCTAAAAAAGCAAAGATTGTAAAGAGCAAGAAGCAGGCTATTGCTATAGCACTTAGCCAAGCAGGAAAATCTAAGAAGAAGTAACTAAGGAGAGAAAATGCCAAAGGTAGTAATTAAAGGTCTAGCAACACGTAAGATGGCTAAAGACCACAAGAAGGCTGCACCTATACATAAATCAGCGTCAAAGCCAAAGCCTGGGAAAGCAAACGTCAAGAAGCCAACAGCAGGAATGTAATGACAGACCCAAGACTAAAGCGAGCAGGAGTATCTGGTTTCAACAAACCAAAGCGCACGCCTAATCACCCAACTAAGTCACACGTTGTTGTGGCTAAGACAGGTGAGCAGGTCAAGACTATTCGCTTTGGTCAGCAGGGTGTGACTGGGGATAAGAAGCCAACAGCACGACAGGCTTCATTTAAGGCACGTCACGCAAAGAACATTGCTAAAGGAAGAATGAGCGCCGCATATTGGGCAGATAAGGTGAAGTGGTAATGAGCAAAACATCTAAGCACTATCTTAAGAGTGGTAAAGAATATACAGGTGCTGTGCATAAGATGAACGGACAGGTTCATACTGGTGCCAAGCACACAGCATCTAGCAAGGTTCTTACTCACACAAAACCTAAAGCAAAGAAGGCAAAGTAATGCCTAAAGCAAAATCAAAAGTAAACGCTGCTGGTAATTATACCAAGCCTGGGATGCGTGCTTCTTTATTTAAGAAGATTAAGGCTGGCTCTAAGGGTGGAGACCCTGGCGAATGGTCTGCTCGTAAGGCACAACTCCTTGCAGTTCAATACAAGAAGGCAGGCGGAGGCTACAAGTAATGGC